ACCAACCGTAAGATCGTATGACGTTGATAAGGATGATGCTCCGCTAGTGACAGCCGCATTGAGAATGGAAACCGGCAACAAGAAGACCTACATCCTCAATGCTTCACAGAGTGTAAGGACATATCAGTATAATCCCTCAGAGTACGATCCTGAGGCGAAACCGGCACTGACGCCCTATATGTCCCCAATCTATGATGGAGCTTACTCTCCGGCGAAATGCGTAAGTAATGATCAACAAGCAGCAACGGCCCGTGTAGAAGATCTACAGGCTACCTTGTCTGAAGAGCCAATGACGGCTCGCGACTTGGAATACCTCGACGATTTTCTGACGGAATTCCCGAGTGGTAAATCACCAGTGGACTTCGACGAAGTTTACGCGACGCAGGATCGTCCGACACAACGGAGAATTCTTGACCAAGCAGCCATAACTGGCAATGCGAAGGAAGGAATAATCCAGTCGTTCGTGAAAGCTGAAGCGTATGGCCTAGTTAATGACCCGCGCATGATCTCAACGATCAATGGAAAAGACAAACTTGATTACTCATGCTATCAGTACACCTTATCGAAGATGTTAAAACTCTACGACTGGTATGCTTTTGGCAAGAAACCGCGAGAAGTAGCGGAACGAGTTGCATTCCTAGCGCAAAAATCAGTCAATTTAGCAATGACAGACTATTCCCGATACGACGGAACGATATCGAAAAAGATGCGTGCCTTTGAGATCCTCTTCATGACCCATGTGTTTCACGACATATATCATGAGGAGTTGATGCGGCTGCATTCGGCACAGTACGGGAATAAGTGTTGGACGACCTTTGGAGTGAAATATAACCAAGGTTATTCACGAGCATCTGGCTCACCTGAGACTTCGGGTCTCAATTCGGTGGACAATGCTTTTGTAGCTTATTGCGCCTATCGCAACACCATAATAAACGGTAGATACTACACCCACCGCGAGGCATTTGATGCACTCGGTCTATACGGTGGGGATGATGGCCTGTCACCTAATGTAGACGGGCCGGTGCACGCGAAAACGGCAGCAGACTGGAACCTCAAGATGAAGGTTGACGTCATTCAATACGGCCAAATTGGTGTCACATTCCTTTCAAGATTATATTCGAAGAAGGTTTGGTACGGGGATTGCAACTCGTGCTGTGACATCAAACGCCAATGTGCGAAACTCCACACAACAGTGAATTTACCACAGACTGTCCTTCCAACCACACGCCTGGTTGAGAAGATGAGGAGCTATTACCTAAGTGATAGGAATACTCCGATCATCGGCCCACTTGCCACTGCAGTAGTGGAAGCTTCAGATTGTACAGACCCTGAAGCGTGGGCAGAAGAGGATTTGTTGAGACTACGGCGGTGGTCAACGAAAGTCCCAGTTGAGGACCAATATCCTAATGAAAACGATGATGACTGGATGGATGAAATTGTGATACAACAATTCGGTGCCATGCCCGCAGAACAGTATGTAAAGTTCTTCGAAGTGAAACACACTTTGGAAGAATTTCTGCGTGTGCCACTGGCCTACGAGCCAGAACCTATCGAACTCAAGAACGACACCCCAGTCGTTGTTGGGGATGAAGTTAAAGGAAAAGAACCTTTAGAGTCAGAGAAACTCAAGGTCATTCCTGCACCACCACCAAGCAGTACTGAGTCCGGATCGAAGAGAGGAACTTCCGACCCGAAGAAGAAGCGTACCAGAAGGAAACGCCCCGACGCCAAGAACCGAAAAATGACGCCGAAAACAACCGCTTGGAAGCGGAGAGTGGAAGGAGATCCACCAAAACAGGAGCTAGCTGTGGCCCCTGGGATGGTGGAGGTGATCTCCTCTTAATTAGGATACACGTCTTTCGGTGGTAGACGTTAAAGAACCATCCTCCAGGCCACGAGGAGTGGCCGACCAGCTCACGTCAACAACACTAAACTGAGCCTGACTGCTTTTAGTAGCAGTAGATGTCCTTTTGCACACTTCGGTGTGCTGAGTTGCAATACACAAGTGCTATCCCCACCTCTGAGTATTAATCAACCCGTAATTGGAATACTATGTCAGCGAGACGCCAGACCACGAAGTACCAACGTGGCTCGCATGGGGTCCACA